GTTCAACGTTTTTCTTTACACGCTTTTTTGTCACTTTTTTTGTAACTTTAGCCATATCTAAACTAACCTACTTTCTCTAATAATAAATGATTAATTGCATCTTTAAAAGCAGTCACAAAGAAGCTTATTTCTTCTTATTAGCAACTGTACGCTTTGGACCCTTGCGAGTTCTTGCGTTTGTCTTTGTCTTCTGTCCACGAACTGGAAGACCTTTTCTATGACGGATACCACGATAACATCCGATCTCCTGAAGTCTCTTGATGTTCATAGCGATTTCTCTACGTAAATCACCTTCTACAGTCTGTGTATTATCAATAACTTCACTGATTCTCTTAACTTCGTCGTCTGTTAAGTCTCTGCAACGAGTATTAGGATCAACATTTGCTTCTGCAAGAATACGATCAGCACTTACTCTACCAATTCCGTAGATATAAGTTAAACCGATCTCAACACGTTTTTCTCTTGGTAAATCTACACCTGCGATACGAGCCATGTGTTTTTTAACCTCCATTAATTCTCCGATGCTTTGTGCATCTAAGTTTTTATTATCAACGTAAAGTCACTTTGACCTCATGACTTCCTACAAAGCTCTTCTTCCCTATGCCTTTTGGAAGAATCTTCCAACCCATAACGGCATAATATCTTTGCTGTCGATTGCAAGCTAAGCAGCTCCGTTGTCGTCCGGCCTGAAATGTGTGCCATCGCCTGTCAACCATTTTTCGATGTTCTCTCTGTTATGTCTCGGTATTAACATAACAAAGCAGCTATCCATTGCTGTTATTATGATAACAGTGTCTACAACCTGATCAGGTGTTCCACTGCAGCCGCACATAATGAATTTGTAATAGTTATGGTACTATTACGATCAGAATAAGGAATAATTAACCCTGTCTCTGTTTGTGTTTTGGATTTTCACAGATAATTCTGATGCTTCCTTTTCTTTTAATGACTTTGCATTTTTCGCAAATAGGTTTAACTGATGATCTTACCTTCACAGCAAATCCTCCTTTCTTCTCAAAAGCCCCTTTTTGCACACACAAAAAGGCACTATTCAAAAGTGTCCGAATAGCATTATAGCATGTGCTTATTAAAGAAGTCAATGATTTTTTCAAATAATTTTTATTTATTATATTTTGTCAATAGTTTTGCGTCAAGTTTTTGAAAAAAAATATTATGCCGTGATTTTCTCCAACTCTTCTTTAAATAATTCTTCTGATGTTTTAAAGCCAAAAATACCCCGTGGGTATGTGTTTATCCAATTTTCTATAAATTCAATGTCCCTATCTTGCTTTTCGTCAAAATCTTCCCCTTTAGGGATATGGCGGCGGATTAGCTTGTTGGTGTTCTCGTTGGTCCCTCTCTCCCAACTACTGTATGGGTGGCAGTAGAATAGATATGTGCGTTTCTCCCCTGGTGTCAATGCTGAACGCTCCATGCCCTTACAATCCGAAAACTCCACGCCGTTATCTACTGTGATGCTTCTAAACACCTTAGAAAACATATCTCCCCATTTTCTTTCTAAACGGTCCAGGGCATCCACCACACTTTCCGCCTTTTGGTCTTTCAGTTTAAATATAATCTCGTCCCTGGTCTTTCTCTCTGTTAATACAAGCATACATGATTTTGTAACGCCTTGTTTGCCCTTTACGGTGTCCATTTCCCAATGTCCGAATGTTTCACGGGTTGCCACTTCATCCGGGCGGTTCTCTATGCTCTCCCCGGCTGCTGCCCTCTTCTGTACCTGGACTTTCTTGTTTTTCTTTTTCTTCTTACCCTTAACGGGTAAATGCTTGTTGGTAAGTTTAAGGAATATGCCGTTATCAATATAGCGGTATAGGGTTCTTACGCTTATAGTGGTGCTAAATTCTATTCCGCTTGTTGCTACTGCTGCCAATGCTGCTTCCGGGCTATATTTATTTTCTACAATCTTATTTTCTATGTATTCCGCCAATTTAATATCATTGCCTATTTTAATATTTCTGCCTTTGCCCTGGGCGTTCCAATCATGGGTCTGCTGCCCCTTATCACTACTATAACGCACCTCTTCCGTATAGTCTGAATTTCTATGTACATACTCGCCCCGTTTCATTTCTCTGTAAATAGTGCTTCTGTGAACGTGCAAATAATCCGCAACCTCTTGTACGGAATGGCCTTTGTTAAGTAGTGTTTCCATTGATATTCTATCATTTTGGCTTAACTGTTTGTATTTTCTACCCATAAAAATAACCCCCTTGATACGGCAATAGGGACAACCCGGAATAATCCGTTGTTGTCCCCGTCTGTTTCCTATGTTCCTTTACTTATTCTGTGATTTCTTCTTTATAGGTTATTTCAATGGTAATACTAAATGGTGTTTCTGTGTCTAATACGGTATATTCATCATCCCATTCCTTTATCATTTTATATTTTCCGCCGGACACCTCAACCCATATATTTTCTATATTGCCTTTTTTTAAAAGATTTTTTACTCTACTTATGCCGCCCTTTTTTATATCTCCAATGTGGGTATTACGCACAAATACTTGTAGTTGCTCCGCCCCCCCCCCCTCACAAGATATAGTGGTTATTGTAGCTTTTTCGTTTATTTCATATTGAAATACTTTTTCATTTTCTTGTTTTTCATCTATAAAATCCCGGTCTTTCATTTTGTAATCTTCGTTTTCATCCACAAGGTCCATAATATCTTCCATGTGGTCTTTTACATTGTCCAGGATAAACCGTTGGTTTTTTATAATATACCTCGGCTTTTTTTCTTCCGGCATCTGTACGGGCTGCGGTTGTACTGCTGCCGTGTTCTTTTTAGAAAATAGGTTACTAAATAATCCCATGTTGTGTTCCCTCGCTTTCTTCCGTGTTACTCTTCTGTTTCTGTTACTGCTTCCATTGCTTCCATTTTTTCTTTTACTGCTGAATACACAAACTCATTTACACTTGTCCCTACTGCTGCCGCTTTTTCCTTTATTACTGCTTTTTCTCCCTTTGGCACAAGTAATTCCATGCGGTCATAGGTTTTCTTTTTATATTCGTTCTGATATTTCGTCTGGTCGAACTCTTTTTTTATTTTTGGCATTTACGCCCTCTTCCTTTCTCTTGCCAAATGGTGTATAATACTTTTTACAGTTTAGGGCGGCTTTGGCAAGTCCACCGCCCTTTCTGTTTCCCTAAAGCCTTACTTATTAAGTAGGGCTTTTACTCTTTCTTTGGCTTCTGCCAGGTCTTTACACTCGTTTAATATTTCAAGTATTTTCCTGGTCTGATTTTCTTCTGCCGTTTCTTTAAGTAACTCGCCTACGTTCATATCCTCGTCCATGAAGTTCTCCTTTCTATGCTTGCCCATTACTCATTAAGTTTGTGTATCTCCCTTAACTGTCTTTATTATATAACATATTCCGTACTATGTCAATACATATTCCGTACTATTTTAAATTTATTTTTATGTGCAATAAGCCCGGCGGAATGTGCCAGGCTTAAAAGTGCGTGTATTTACCATTGATAAAATCACAGAAACAACGGGTTTCAATATATAGTTGCATCATATAGGCGTTTTGGGTTTCCGGGCATTGGTCTAAACGATTGTGTATATAAGCAATGCACCCTTGCCCGGTGTATTCCTCATTGCTTCCCCGTTTCACATTAAAACGTGGGTCAAAACTTGTCAGACAGTACCGCAACGCCTATTGTTGCAACCCCTCAACGGTTTATAGTGGCTTGGGACACTCGCACCCGTTCACGGTGTGGCCGTTTTAGTTGTCGGGCGGCTATTCTTCCGCCCTATTCTTTATTTTATTAAATTCTTTTAGAAATTCCTCAATAACCCAATCTTTTTCTAAACTTTCCGTTTCTGCTAATCTCTTGCAACTCCACAATGCCATTTCCGCTTCCTCTTTAACCTTTTCCCTTGCATCTTTCAACCACTTTTCCATATTGTCTTTCCTTTCCGCCGGGAACTTTTCCCCGGCTTAATGCTTATAGTGCAGTTTCGATAAACTCAACCGCTGCCTTTATGGTTTTGAATGTGTGGAACTCTCTAAAGCCTTTCCCTTCTCTTACTGATACATGGTAAGCACCACGGCTTCCGGTCATTCTTGTTATATCATATTTTTCTTTATCAGATACAAATACAACTCCACTCTCTCTTGAAAATCCAAACATTGAGTATTTCCATCTCTGACCTAACAACTTCCAAAAACTTTGTTTATTGAATTAT